TCTACCATCTGTGTCATATGTCGCCTGTCACCTCTGCATCCTCCGCAGTACCTGAAAGCTCAACCGTCCTCGTATCCTTGTCACTCTGCATCTCGAAGTCATCCGCCGTAAACTTGGCGTTCGTGAACTTGAACTGTCCGTCTCCACCACCAAAGTCCAGCGTCAAACTCTGTTTTGACTTCTCGCCCTGTATACTGATTGTGGAGCCGGAGTCATCCAGTGCCTCCTCGTACGCCCGCTCATCCTGTACTTTGATGACGATACTTGGCTCAAACTCAAAGTTGCCTTCAATCAAGTCCACAGGCTTCCGTGCATCGCCACCTGTTTCTCCTGTGATACCGTAGTCGCTGAACACATTTCTGTTGATGGACAGAGAAGCACTCTCTACAGCACCGACCGTGGAGCCGTTGATGGAAACCTCCGCATCCGTCCACTGCAAAACATTGTCCGAAGGCTCACTAAGTGCAACCGTACCATCCTGCACGTCCCCATCCACTGCCAAGACGTTCCCGAACTCGACAGTGACAGCGTCATCCACACCGGCCTCCACAGTCAGGTCATCCAGTTTCACGTCACGGTAACTGAAAATCTTGTTGGCGTCAAACTGGCCTTTCAGTTCGTTGTGCTTTTCAAGCTGCTGATCACCCGGGAACGTAATCGTATAGGTTCCGTCTCCGTTATCCGTGAACTCGCCGAAGACACGCAGACCTTTTAAGTTCGTCGGCTTGAAAGTTAGGCTGCCGATGAACTCCACGGTTGAGTCTCTTATGTCTACAGGTTTGCCTCCGCTTCCAACACTTCTCTCGGCTTCCTCCGCCTCGTCAAAACGGAAGGTGGCGGACTCAACGAAACCAAGTTCGTCCGTCCGGTCCGTCCCGCTGCTATCCAAGAGTTTTACATCCTCTGCAAGTCCTGATTCAACCATAGTACTTTTTTTACCTCGTAAGTCTTAGTTCTGCATCAATACTGTACTGTATCACGTGATTTTGCTCCGTCTGCGCCCTGTTCTCCGTCTGCGTAATGAAATACTGGACGTTGTCGCCAAGTCCACGCCAACGGCCCTGACTCTCGTTAATCAACTCAATCACTCTCTTTGAGAGAAAGTCGATAACCTGTTCTTCATCCTCCGGCTCATCGTCTCCATCAATATCCAGTTTGTATCCGTTCTGTGTACTGTGAAAAATACTGAACTGTATAAGTTCATCCGCCTGCCTCCTGCCTGTACCAAGTGAGAAACCGTTGTGAGTACCGGAAATCCTCTGGATATGTATCCGTGGATAATCTGCCAGGTCAAACTCTATCGGCACCGTATGGACAAACTTTCTAGTCCCGTTTCTGTCAGGATTCAGGTCATCAATCTCTTCCTGCAGATAGCTCTGTGCATCATCTATTACTGTTTGCGGTCTTACATCTGTCATACTGGTTCAGCCTGGTTGCATCCGGCGTTCAGGTCCTCACGGTTTCGCTTGGAAGACCTTGTGTATAGGATACGGACAGGTCTTTATATTCATTACGTTACCCAAGCCTGTCGGACAGTACCTGCCTCAAAGCAGGGCGCAGATAAGGCTGTGCCGCCTGCCTCTCCGTACCAAACTCCACAAAAGGCGCATAATCAACGTTGGAACCGACCACAAGCCGTAGGAAGCCGTTGCTACGCATCTCATCCTCGAATGTGATGGAGGCACGTAGCCTGCCCGTGTCTACAGGTGCACGATCCTTCGCTTCTCGCACAGTCTGGATCGCTATCCGCTTCAGTTCTTCATTTACTTTTTTCTTGCCTTGCCGAGTCAAACCTGACATAGGTTTAGAAGCGGTCGCCGGGATAATTAAAGTTTGGTGCAAGGTTCCGTCCTGCGTCCTTGTCACCAAGATTTTGCTCCGTCCTGTTGATGCGTTTCATCAAGTCCTCCATCCGGCTTTTCGCCTTTTCTGCTCGTGCAGCGGTCTCGTCGTCACCTGTCTGCACGCTTGCCAACGATGCGATGTCAAGTTCTGCAAGCCGAAGCTCCAAACGCCTGTAAAGATCCGGTATATAGATTATGCGGAGCCGGTAATCCTCGTCAAACAGTTCTTCCTCTGCAAAACTCTCGAAGAACTCAAGCTGCGCCTGCTTCCCTCTATCAGGATCTTTGTCAAGCGTAAAGTCTGCATCGTCAACTGTCTCCGGGTGTACGCCGTGAGGACTCACAACCTCGATCCTGACTACCTCGAAGACCTTGCTGTAGGCTAACCGGAACTTTCTCTGGTCATCAAAGCTCGGGGTTAACTGTTCCTCCACGTCACGCCCGATCATGGACTCCATCTCAAGAGTCGCATCCAGAAGTCTTTCCTGCAGGTCAAACTGGTCAAGGTTCGGGCCGAGAAAACTTAGCCTCGTCTTCAAGTCATCCGGTTCACTGAAAGGTTCAACCATTACTGTATCTCCTCCTCGATTTCTATAGTACGGTATCCGTCGTTCGGGAAGCTTTCACGTTCTCCTGTAGAGTCGAAGACCTGTATCTTCGCTCGGTACACACCTGCATCCGTTATTATGTCGTCTTGATCCCAGGAATACTCTACTTCCCCATCCTGCGGGCTTGACACAGTCATTTCCTTGTCCTGAACCTTTTCCTTTTTGCTGTTTTCAATAATTAATCTGACCTCTGTGCTGCCTGCAAGATCTACGCCGTCACGGTTTTCATCATCTTTCAACGTAGCGGTCAAAACATCTCCTAAATCGTTTTGTGTGAATGTGTGGTCAGCCATGTCAAAGTATCTTTCGTTGTTTGTTATAACTGCTTGGGTTGGTGAGACAAACTGCAGATTGAAGCCAAGGCTTGGTGCAGGTGTCGACAGTGACAACGCTGTTTCCTGTACGTCGATCTGTACCTGTCCTGCCTCTATGTTGAACTCTGGGTTGAAGGTTTCAAGGTTTGTCGGTCTCTCTGCCTGTATAACGGTTTCTCCCGGTTGAAGCTGTAGGTCAGGATTCTGTACTGTGGCAGATGTTTCCTCAAGTTGGACTGTAACTGCTCCGGGTTCAAGTTGTGGTTCAGGGTTTTCTGCCGTTAGCTGTGTGTTTACACCGAGCACTATTTTCCTGTTAAGTCCTGGCTCCGGGAAGGTTGCTGTTATTGTTGTTTCTTGGATATTGATCTGTGTTGCTCCGGGTTGAACCTGTATGTCTGGGTTGGAAACGTTCAGCTGTGTTTCCGGTGCAAGTATTAGCTCGCTGATTGTCAACGCTGGGTTAGGGTTGGAAACGTTCAGCTGTGTTTCCGGAACACTTATCTCGTTGAAGGCATTGATCTCTGGGTTGGGATTTGAAGTTGTCAACGTGTTTACAGGTGTCTGAACCGTGGTTTCACCTGCCTGCACCGTGAAACCTGGGTTCGTGGAGCTTAACTGTGTTTCCGCTACGTTTACGGTGGCTGTGCCCGGTGAAACAGTCGGCGCCGGGTTAACGGTTGTGGCTGTGGTTCCAGGTATTGAGACCTGTACCGTTGCGTTGAGCTGTGGGTCAGGATTTGAAGCAGTTACCTGTGTTTCTGGAATCGAAACGGTTTGATCGGCCGAGATGGCTTGAGCAGCATCCTGCGTGAAAAACACTTGACCGGCTTTAGGACTGGCATCGAACTCTGCTTGAATAAAACTATCTGATACTTGTTTATCATACAGTCTAGCTTCAGTAATAATAACGTCGGCCGGATCTCTTAAATCGCCGTTTAGTTCTCTTATTATGGAGTCTTGCCCGGCGTTGCCCCACGTCCCGGTCACGTTCTGCCTGTCCGTGTTCGCCGAGTTATTGCCGTATGCCAGCTGCGCCTGCGTAGTACCATCCCTCACCCAACTGTTGTACGCCCATAAAACACCGGTCTCCGCCGAAGTATCCAAAGACTCAATCTCGTAATCCAACAGGTTGCCATTCTGATCATATACAGCAACATCCTGCGCATCTGCTACGTTACTAAAATCTATAACAATATCGCCGTTACCTGTGTCATCCTCCGAAGAATCTCCGAGAGAATACTCATAAACATTGTCAGTATCAAGCCCAGGAACAAACATTTTATCGCCGGTATCGCTGAACTCAACTCCAAGAGGACGGCCATCCTCACTTGAAACATCAAAGCTGTCTGTGAAACTAGCAGTACTTACATCAAAACTGGTTGACAAAGAGTACTCATAAATATTAGCACTGAAACGTCCTGATACAAACATTTTATCTCCAGAACTGCTGAAAGCCGCTCCTGTAGGCACATCATCTTGACTCGAAACATCAAAGCTGTCTGTGAAACTAGCGGTACTTACATCAAAACTGGTTGAAAGAGAGTACTCATAAACATTAGCATTAGAACTTCCCGTTACAAACATTTTGTCGCCAGTATTATTGAAAGCAACTCCTTCAGGCTCACCATCTTGACTCGAAACATCAAAGCTGTCTGTGAAACTAGCAGTACTTACATCAAAACTGGTTGAAAGAGAATACTCATAAATCTTACGGTTGAATCCGTCCGATACAAACATTTTATCTCCATTATTATTGAACGTTACTCCCTTAGCGGAGCCTACTTGACCTGAAACATCAAAACTGTCCGTGAAGCTAGCAGTACTTACATCAAAACTAGTTGACAAAGAATACTCATAGATGTTGTTGTTTTCGAACCCCGCTATGAAAAGTTTATCACCGGTATCGCTGAACGTAACTCCGTTAGGCCTAAAGTCTTCAGTTCCAGAATCAAGAAAATCGTTGAGACTAGCAATGTTTATGTTAAAAGCTTCCTCGCCGGAGATGATAACAGGCTGAGCCTTATCAACTGTCGGCGTACCTGAAACACTGTCGACACTCAAAACCTTCTTTTTATCATAATCACCTATACCCATCAGGACTCACCCGGACGCACATCAAACGTTTTATAATCCTGCACCATGCAAGGCTCCTGTTGATCCTGGACATTATGCCAACAATCATGCACCTTATGACGCACCCACGTCAAGCCCTCCTTCTTGACTGTTCCATCACTGTTGAAACCGGCCTGATTCGTATCCATCCACGACTTAAGCCACGTCGAGAAACTGTTCGCCTCATCAGTCAAGTTGTGCTCCGTAGTACAAGACAGCGTGGCGTTTCCCTGCGTGTCCTGCCCATCAACCACAGACCTTTCAAACAAATCATAGCCCTGACTATCAAGCTTCGACCGTATCTCCTTCTTCAACGTCTCCGCATGGCTCTCCGACGAAACCTTTGCCTGAAACTGGATCACTCTATGACTCATAACACTACAAAAAAAGTGAAGGAAAGAAAGATAAAAAGCTTTACCCGATGTTCACGATTCCCTCGGAACTGAAGGCAAGAGTCACATCGCCCCCGTTCGTGTTTAACGGAAGATCCGCCAACGATCCAGCACTGTTATCATCGAAGACAGATACAATCGGATCATCTCCCGGTGTCGTCTCATCACCGCCAACTTCCTTATACACAAGCACTGCCTGAATAGTGTCGCCGGAAAGTTCTGTAAACGTGACATCATCCGCATCCGCAACACCCTCATCATCAGCATCATCCTGAGTAACCGTCACGTTCGTAAGAGTCTGCCTGGAATACCCCGAACCCTGGAACTCCTCTGCCGTTGTACCGTCATCCAGTACATCGCCGACAAAAGTATCTGAATCAGGGCTGAAACTGTACGTAGTATTGTCAGAAACCAGTGCAACCTTCAGTGTATCATTCACGAGGTCAAAATTGCCCTCCATCAACTCCTCCTTAAAGTTGTTAGGTGCTGCCATTCATCTATACCTCCTGATCAGTTGCAGATGCACCGGCAAGAGTTACGTATCCGTCGCCTGTATTGATGACTTCGGCTGCCTCATTCTGGTTCACGGTCACGACAGTATTCGTATCTGCATCCCTGACTGTCAATGCGTTTGCAGAGTCGGAACTGTTGACCACGACGTAACGCAGACCTTCCTCGTCATTTGGCAGGTCAACGTTTCTGGCTGCTCCTCCTGCATCCAGGACCTGAACCTGTTCATCAGTCCTTGCAACTGTTTTATCTCCTGAAAGGGTTTCAACGTTTGTAGACTGCTGGTAAAGTGCTCCCGTGTTGGTATCCGCAACACGGTTCTGTTGTACTGGTCCGCTTGGCATAACTTTTTCACCTTTAATACGTTATTATGGGAAACCGTCTTTTAAATTACTGGTTGATGCTGTCGATCTGCATCAAGTAAGGAAAACACTGATGCCAGCATCCTCCTGAGTTGAAGAGTTATCAGTGACCTCGAAACGGCACTGTTTCGGGCTATGCCAGTCCTCACTGAACTCGGTCTGCCCGGAGACACCGGAGGCAACGTTTTCTGTCGTAATCTCGTTCCCGGAGTTGTCAAGCCAGACAAGATCGATGTCGTAACTGCTGGACTTATCCACAATACCTGTGATAGTTCTGGCATCACGGCTTTCCAGAGTCTCGGAAAAAGTGCCGTCCGCATCAATAGTCTCAGCCGCTAAAGCAATACCGTCACGTTGCTCAACATTAGTCATCAAGCCTGCACCTCCTCAGTAGTCTCCTCATCCTTTTTTACGTACTCTGTTACCTTGCCGTTTGTCACATCCAGTTTCTTAGCCATTTTTGCCACCTTGTCTCTAAGACTCATCGCTGTCCCTCACCTCTGCAATCCTTCTGTCAATAGCCTGCTGCGCCGTCTTCCTATCCTCATCCACACGTAACTCCTTCAAAACCTCTACATCGTCGACAGTCGAAACATAATCCTTGACCTCATCAACAGTCATCTCATCAAGAACACTGCCGGAATCCTCCTCATCATTTAACCTGAAAAACCTGCCGTGATCCTGCAGCAACGCCTCAACCTCTTCACTGTTACCTGCCTGCACACTACCATCACTGCGTACATCCAGATTCCTGGTTTTACCGTTGACAGTGACGGAGACCTTATTAGCTCTGTAACTGGCTCCGTCCTCATGCATCAAAGTCGTGTAATCCTGTGTCATTTCTTAACCACATCACTTTTTTTGTTGCCATTAAATAAAAAAGAAAGAAACTGTGGGGGGCAAGTCATCCTCAGAAGTCGTAAGCCTGAAGATGCCTTACGAAGTTACCCTGAGACTTCTCAACCAGTGCACCGAACTCTGCCAGTGCAACTGTGTCCGAAAGCCCTGTCTTTGCAAGTGGAACCATGGACATAGGCATCAGTGCCCTGTACCTTGCGGTCCTGTTGCTGAAGATGAAGACATCGCCCGGATCACCAGCATTGTACGTCGTGCCGTTACCGGTATCCGTGAAGCTGTCGATGTTGTGCGTCGGAACAACCGGTACGCCTCCGATGGACAGCCCGCCGTCATCCAGACCAACATTCAATGTGTTGGTGTCGTCATCTGTCGTCAGGTTGTCAAAGTCAGCCTCGTTCTCAAGCACGTCGTAGAACTCATGGCTGCAGTGAATCCTGAGATTGTTGACGTTGGCGTTTTCATTCTGCCTGATGTCTCTAACCTCCTGTTTAATGTCCTTCACAAAATTTGAAGGATTATCACCTGACTTGTCAATAACGTTCCCGGCATCACTGGCGAAAGCGGAAAGACCCTTGAAACCGTTAGCATCACCAAGGAAACCTGTCTCCGTATCCTGGCTTGGATCACCGTAAAAGATCTGCTGTGCCTTCCTCTGTGCATGCTGAGCAACCTTCTCACCAAGAGTGGTCTCACGGACGTTCATGTAGTGAGCAGCGGCCTCCTGCGTGAAATCACTTATCTCAACCAAGTCAGTATAGATCGTCATGTCAACCTGATCCTTCGCAAACGAGATACCGCTTGGACTGTTGTTAGACAGATCGGTTGCATCTGACTCACTGGTGTATCCTATCGGGTCGTCTCTCGTGTCGACGATGTTGTAAACAGCGTCAAACCCTTCCTGTCCCTCCTCAGGGATAACATCCAGTACGGGAGCATTCTGCTTCAGAATCGATACTATTTCTGGATCGAATACCAGAGGTGTGAAGTTCTCTGTACGTCCAGCATCCATCGATGACTTTGTAGCCATCTCAGCAGCTGCCTTACGTACCGAGCCTTTGAATTCTTTGATTTTGTCTTCATTTCCCTGTGAAAGAACCGACTGAACAGGTGCTGTTACACCTGACTGTCCGTCTGTACGGACAGGTTCAATCCCGTGATCCTTCCACGCTTTTTCGAAAGTCCTTTTGGAATCGGACTTGATTAGTTGTGCAACGTTCATAACTAGTTTCCTCGTTGAAACATCTGTTTAAACGGTTGTGCTCCATGCCGAGCCTTCCGGTTCAGACATTAGAGACACATCCTCGTCTTCCTTCTGGTTTTCCTTGTCGTCCTGGACGCTTGAATCATCCACGCCCTGGATCGTTTTGCCGCTGGAGCCTTCCGACACTGTTTTATCCGAGTCATCAAGCCCCATCTCTTCCTCGTCCTCCTCATCGCCGTGGGTCGCATCCGTATCCATGTCTTCGTCCTCGTCTTCATCCATCTCATCTTCCTGCATATCTGAGTCTTCATCGACCATACCCATCAGTTCATCCTCAGCCTCATCCATGGCCTCACTGATAGCCTCCGACATCACACTGGATACAACACTCATGGCGCTTTCAACATTCTCACTTGTCATCATCTTCAGGTTTTGCTCTTGTTTACTTTCCGAATCATTATCGTCTTCCTGCTTCATTGTATCAACAGTTTCAAACGCCTTCTCAACACGGCTCACAATCTCATCCCTGTCAAGACCAGCCTGTTTAGCTGCTGCCACAGCTCCTCCCATAGCCTGCGGAACAGCATCAGGATTACTTGGTACACCGACAGCCGAGACCTCCATCAGGTCTAGGTCATCGACAAGCATACCGCCTTCGCCACGTTCCTCGGTCTCCGTAGGAATAAACCCGACTGAAAACCCGACAGGCATATCCTGTTCTAACAGATCCTGCAGCTCATCAGCCATTTCACTGCCTTCACGTAGCCTTGCACGTCCGACAGTTGTTCCATCCATCATTTCTCCGCCGACAAACTGACCGAAGATGTCACGGAAGTCATAGGTTGCGGCTCCTGCACCAACACCGTGGTTAGGTACAAGCGGGACCTCACCGGACTCCAGCTGTTCCAGAATCCTTTCCTGTCCTTTGTCAGTTATCACGTCACCGTCACGATCCTCACTTGTAGCCTGAATCGGGACATTGACAAACATCTCGCCATCCTCCTGTTTGGTAAGCTCCAGGTTGCTGCCTTTCACACGGAAGTTCACACGTTTTTTCTCCGGTGATCCTGCCGACTTACCCCGGTTACGTGGAGCAGTTGCCGGAGCTTCCTCAGGCCTCTGCACCTCTCTCAACGCATCCTCGAACTTGACAACATTATTAGTAAACTCTTCCTCCTCATCATCAAACTCCTGCAGCTTGTAAAGAGGCTCAGTATCACCTTCCTCGATTGAGAACTCGTTGCCTCCGGCACTCATGCTGTCGCCGACATCTGTCGCCCGGTCAATGACCTCGCCCTCGGCTGTACCGGTTGCGAAGTCCCAGCGCAGGTAGTCACCGACAGTAAACTGCGGGTTGTCAAGGCTTTTGCTGTCTTGTTCCTCTTCCTCGTCTCCGTAAACATCATTTTCCATGTTTTCATCCACCAATCCTTCAACACCCGGCTCACCAATGACCTCAAAGAACTGCTCATGGCTCTCACCCGGCATATAATGTATAGTGCCGTTTAACTCATGCGTATGCACACCGTCTATACCCAGCATCTCACCGACAACCATCGCCGTACTTTCCTCACGGTACAGAAGCTGGTCAGGAACCAGAATCGTCTCCTCCAACACACTTTTCTTCTCAGGTTCAACACTGACCTCACGGTTCACAGGCTCGGCGCTGCCTTCCTCTGCCTCACTTAGACAAATAGCAACCGCCTGATCTTGAGGCACACCATCATCAACTTTCTCACTGATGCATTCACTTACCTCATCCTCCGAGATACTTTTGTCTTCGAAGTCCGGTTCCAAATTACTCATACAGGTAAAAGAGGAACCCCACTTAAAAAGTACAGTTACAGAACACCGGTAAACAACCTTAACTTGACCAGCTATACACCGTGGACTTCGACATCTCGAAACGGTCCGCCATCTCCGACTTACTCAAACTGTTCTCACTGTCCTTCCAGAACTCTGCAAAACTGTTGTACTCTGTGCCGTGTCGCTTCCAAACCTCAAACTGCCTCTCAGTAATACCCATATCCAGCTCCACGCCCGACAACTCCTGCATAGCATCCAGTTCATCCGGCAGATCTTCTGCTAAAACTGGAGCCTGTGAACACCTGCAGTTAAACGGCTGGTCCTCGCCGACTACACGAGCCGTCCTTGGATAATTATCAGGCTGATCATCCGAGACCTTCGGCACAGTAAACTGGCTGTCCTTCTCTATCACCGTACCATCCATCACGCTGTGCCAGCCCCGTGTCCTGCTATCATCTGTTGCAATCCATTCCTTACCGCCTACCAGGTCCGTGGACTCCGCCAACGCCTGCGAACCCTTACGACTGGCAGACAACGTCTCCGTACGTGCCACCAACTCCGCATGACTATCAGTAAACGACTCCTTCACGCTCTGTATACGGTCAATCATCTCCGGTATGCCGTCACCGTCCTGCGCACCCTCCAAGATCTCATTCTTCAAACGATCACGTATAGTATCCTCAATCTCTGTCGCATTCGACAAAGCCTCCTGCCGGATCACATCAGCCGTAAACGTATCAAAAACATCAAACCCGATCTCAACCTTTACCTCAGACGGCAACGTAAGTTTTTCCTCGGCCTCATCCTCCATCTCCTGTTCATGATGCTCAGCCGACAACTCCAAAGTCTCCAAGTTCTTCGACTCCAAGACACTGGCAAGCCTGTCACGGAAATCAACTGTTTCAACTATCTCATCCGCATCAACCAAGACCTCGCCATCCTGCTCAGTCTCCGGGAACGCCTCCTGTAGTTGATCCTCCAAACTGATGGACTCAAAAACAGTTGCAACGTCATCCTTCAAATCATCCTTCGCCGATACAATTCCGTCCACATCGTCAAAACCATGCTGATTCCGCAAAGCATCCTTCGTCTGTTCCAAAACTTCATCCTTACGGTCAAATGCTTTTCTATAACTATCTATATACGAGGAGGTGTTTTGATCCCGGACATCTCCGTTCCCACTTTCTTTACCCCGGCTATCCTGCTCCTCTTCGTCTTCCATAGCCTCACGTAGCTCCTGCTCCTTATCCTCAAACCATTCCTTGTAGTATCCCCATAAAGCATACTGAAGGTTTCCACAGCCGTCCGTCCACTCCTCCTCGCCCCAGTCAGTAGGTACTTTGTCCGTAGAAAGATCATCTTCATGGCTGTCAAGGTAATCAGGTATGGCGGTGTTCTCACCTCCAAGATAATCTTCCTGTGTCAAATTATCATTTACAATCACCTCAGCTCTCGCCTCACCGACACCAGTACCGCAGTCTCCGACCTCGTCGCTGTACTCTTCCTTAGCTTCAAGAGCTGCCTGAGCAGCGTTTACCGCTTTCTCAGGAGGTGACAAATCCACGTCCTCAACATCCTTATCTACTTCTCTGTCCTCACTATCTGTTTGTCGAAGACTTTCTCCGTGTTCCTCTCCACGTCCTGTCTTGTCATCGTCATCTGTTTTTGTGTCACCTGTATCTTTGTCGTCAGTGCCGTCAGAACTGCCGTCGTCGTTGTTGTCGTAGCTGTTACCGAACAAAGGCCCGCCTCCCGGATCATTCTGCGGAGCATCCTCAATACCGAACTTCTCAGCAACAAAACCAGGATTCTGAGTCGCCAAACTGTCAAACGCAGGCTTAGGCAACACACCGATCTCACCGAAACCCTCCTTACCTTTACGCTCACGGGCCTCGTTAAGAGTCAAGGTTCCAAGCTCTTCCTCCTGAGCAATCATATCATTCTCAATCTGCTCCAGAAAGTCATTCTGAGGCTTAAACTCAAACTTGAACTCCGTATCCTCCACCGAGTTGTACTCACGCATAAACGGCAGAACCTGGTTCGTAAAGACACGTTCAATCATCTCCAGAGTCGGCTGCGTAGTACGGTTCCAAACATTCTTTTGCTGTTGCTCCGACACGTTCCGGCTTGAGTCCTCTGTAAACCCGATCTCGTTGGCGTTCAAACCATAGATGCTGGCAGCCAGCTTCGTGAAAAACTTGTGCGACTCAAGGAACTGCATCTCCTCAGGATTCGGATC